GAAGCCTGCGATGCCTGTCGTCGGCACGTCGCTGTTCACGCTCGGCCCCACGCCCCGCTGCCAGACGGTGTTCGCTGCGACGTTGACGAGTGCTCCCGTGGCGGCGTCGTAGATCGCGAAGTGCCCTGGGCCAGGGTCCGTGTTCGTCGTCGCCGTGATCGGGTAGGGGGAGCCTTGGAGGGCGACGGGGAACGGGTTGGTCGCACCGCCGAAGTTGTTGGAGCCTGTAGGCGTCACTCCGGCGTTCGTCATGACACGATCAACTTCCAGCGCAAGGCAGTTGATGAATTCCGCGCCGACACTTGCTGTCCCTGAGGCGGACATAAAGATTGCCCTTTTGCCCGTTGCGGCGGCAGGTGCCCGCAGGAAGGTGCAGTTGACGACGCTAAAGGTGGTCGTGCCCGAAGACTCCAGAATGTAAATGCTTTCCTGCGAGGGGGTGCTGAATACGCAGTTGACCAGCGACAGCGACGACACGTCCTCGTTGATTCTCACCGCCTTGTAGCTAGGGTTGCTTATAAGGCCCCGAGTGACACTAACTCCCGTTGTGGAAGGTTGAACTTGCAGGACCGATCCAATGACTCCCGAAGCTGTGAACTCCAAACCGTCTAGGGTCATGTAATCGTCTTGGAGTTGATTATCTGTCCCTCCGGTAGCCGTAAGGACTACACCGCCTCCGAACACGCCGCCGTGCTCACTCCCAGCCGCAGGCTTATAGGTCACCTGCCTCGTCGCATCGGTCGTCAGCGAGCTACTGAACGCCACGCTCTCGACGTAGGTCGCAGCATCCGCCAAGAACTCGATCCGCTCGTTCTCGAACACGAGGTCCGCGCTCCCGCCGATGTTCTCAACGTCAGCCTCAGCCGCCGTGAACGTCGCGTAGTCCCGCCCAACAGGCCCGATGGTCCTCGTCAGCACCGCAGTCGCCTGAGCCAGCGCAAACGCTCCGGGGTTCGTCGTCGTGCCTGACCGGGTGTCTCCGAGGATGTCGGTCGTCGGCACGTTGCTGTTCGAGGCTGGCCCGACGCCTCCGTTGATGACATCGTTGTTGGGCGAGTCGAGGAGCGCACCGTTCTTGCCGACGTACAGCGCGAAGTCGCCTGCGCCGGGGTCGTAGGCGGTGGATGCGGTGACCGGGTAGGGGGAGCCTTGGATGGCAGCGGGCCAGGGGCTTGTGCTGCCGCCGAAGTTGTTGGAGCCTGTGACCGTTACGGTGCCAGACGCCAGATACACCCCAGCACCATTGAGCATTAAGTTGTTTACCGCGTCAAGACTTATGGTTGCCGTTCCGCTCTGAAGGACGCGAATAGCTACGAGTCCAGAGGGGCCGTCCAAGATCGTGTTGTTGTATAGCGTCACCGCCTGGGCTCCGGTAGAACACTGCAACAGAAAGCTGTAGTTATTGGAGCTGATAACACAGTTACTGACCTCAACGGCCAGAACTGTGTTGCCAATCACAAAACCCTGCGTAGTAGCGTTGATGATGCAGCGGCGGGTCACGGTGCCAGTGCAAGCGTCGATGTTGAGGGTCTGAGTCGAAGACCCGTTCACCTCAATGCCCTCAAAGAGCATGAAGCTGTCGCGGAAGAAGTTAATTGAAGCCGAGTTGATAACCACCCCGGCTCCGACCACGCCTCCGTGCTCGCTCCCAGCGGCGGGCTTGTACGTCACATTCCGCGTTGCATCCGTTGTCAACGTGCTGCCGAAGTACACGTTCTCCGAGTACGTCGCCGCGTCCGCCTCAAAGACGAACGCCCGGTTCGTGAACGTGATGTCCTCGGACGGCAGACTTGCTTCGGCCAACGTGAACGTCGCGTAGTCTCGGCCCACAGGCCCGATGGTCTGGGTCGTCACGGTCGGCGCAACGAACCCATCGGCCTCAAACGCTCCGGGGTTGCAGCTCGCGCCTGAGCGGGCCACACCGTTGATGTCCGTGGTCGGCACGTCGCCGTTCGAGCCTGGGCCGACTCCCTGCTGCCACACGTCGTTCCCCGGCTTGTCGGCAAGGGCTCCAGTGGCCCCCATGTAGACCGCGTAGTCGCCGGAGCCCAGCGGGGTGCTGAAGCTCGTGGTGGCGGTGATCGGGTAGGGGGAGCCTTTGATCGCATCGGGGAAGGGCTGCGTTGTGTTGCCAAAGTTGTTGGAGCCCGAAGTCGTCAGCGCCCCAGTCGTAAACAGAGTGCGGAACGTCTGCGCGTGCGAGAGGTTGATCGTGTTCACTACCTCAACGGTGACATCGCTTGGCGTCTGGATTGAAATCGCAGCAAGGCCCGTCCCCGCCAAGGTGCAGTTCACGATGCGAGCGTGAATCTCTCCGGTAGCACCTCCAGCGATGCCGATGCCACTTCCTGTGCCAAGAGCCACGCAGTTCTGCAAAACAGATGGGTGCGCCGCGCTCCCCGCTCCCCCAGCAGCCGCGCCAGTATTCAGCTCCACCTCAAATGCCGTGAAGTTTGCGCTGTTGGCTCCTGTGACTGTGAGGCCATCTAGAGTGCATCCCTCGCACGAATCACCGCTCGCAGGGATTATCTCTACGCCCCTGCACGCTGCTCCTGTGTTCGTGTTTGTGATTTGAAGCCGCCGCAAAGTCGTGAACACACCGTCCCTAATCTGAAGCACGCCAAAGGACGCATCCGTTTCTATGTGCGCGATATCAAAGGTCGCACTTTGGAACGTGACATTCCGCGTGGGGTCACAGGTCAGCGCGTGGTCGATTATGACGCTCTCCGAGTACGTCCCCGCGTCAGCCTCGAACACAAACGCCCGGTTGGTGAAGGTGATGTCCTCAGCGGGCAGCGAAGCCTCGGCTAGAGTGAACGTCGCGAAGTCTCGGCCCACAGGACCGATGGTCTGAGTCGTGACCGTGGGCGCAACGAACCCATCGGCCTCGAAGGCCCCAGGGTTACAGGTCGCGCCTGACCGGGCCACGCCGTTGATGTCCGTGGTCGGAACGTCGGAGTTGGTTCCAGGCCCCACGCCCTGCTGCCACACGTCGTTCCCGGTGACGTTCGCGAGCGAGCCGTTGCTGCCCATGTAGACCGCGAAGTCGCCCGCGCCCAGCGGCGTGGAGAAGCTCGTGGTCGGCGTGATCGGATAGGGGGAGCCTTGAAGGGCGACGGGCGACAGTGCCCCAGCAGCGTAGTTGTTCGATCCTGTGCTTGTCGTGTTGGCGTGTTCGCTGTAGGCGATCGACCCAGTGAGAAACAAGTTGTTTAGAAGCGTGACACTTGCGGCGACGCTTGGCTGGTCAATGATGGCACTCGTAGACGCGAAGAACGTGCAGTTCAGGAAGGCGCAGGAGTTGCTGCCGTTGACCGTGGCCGGGTTGAAGTTGACGCCCCATGCCCCTGTATCGCGGAACACGCAGTTGCGGAACACAGTCTGGTCCGCGCCTTCGCGAACTTGGGTATATCCTCCGGTGGTTGTAGAAGGCCCAATAATGAGTCCCTCTAGAACTCGACCAGTTGTCGGCAGGGCAAGATAGACAGCAGTGACCTGCGATTTGATATTTAGGCCACGCAGGGCCATGTAGCTGTCTCGCAGATTGACGGGGGTCGTCGATGCTCCGTCAATGATCACCCCAGCGTCCTTGTCGCCACCGTGCTCTGAACCTGTCGCAGGCTTATAAGTCACCTGCCTCGTCGCATCTGTCGTGAGCGAACTCTGGAAAGTAATGATCTCGTTGTACGTCGCCGCATCCGCCTCAAACACGAACGCCCGGTTCGTGAACGTGATGTCCTCAGCAGGAAGCGAAGCCTCGGCCAGAATGAACGTCGCGTAGTCTCTGCCCACAGGCCCGATGGTCTGGGTCGTGATCGTGGGCGCAACGAACCCATCGGCCTCGAACGCCCCAGGGTTGCAGCTCGCGCCACTCCTCGCCACCCCGTTGATGTCGGTCGTGGGAACGTCGCTGTTGGTTCCTGGCCCGACGCCCTGCTGCCACACGTCGTTGCCCGTGACGTTCGCGAGGGCTCCGGTGGCCCCCATGTAGACCGCGTAGTCGCCGGAGCCTAGCGGGGTGCTGAAGCTCGTGGTCGCGGTGATCGGGTACGGGGAGCCTTTGATCGCATCGGGAAACACATGGGTCGCGCTTGTCTGCGGGCCGAAGTTGTTCGAGCCCAGCACCGTGTTGGTGCCCCCGCCGCCCTGATCACGCAAGTCCTCCGCCGCCGACAAGATCAGGTTGTTTGTGATCGTGTAGGTGCTGTTATTCGTGCTGCTGAAGATGTCAAAGGCTCTGCCGCTGCATCTAATTGTGCAGTTCGTGACCGTCCATGCCTTGTCGCTCGCGCCGTAGTTCCACAGCCTGAAGCCATCAGCGCTGCTCCCGTCCAGCACGCAGTTACTGACTTGAACAGGGAAGGATTGCGTGTCTGAGGTGTTGGACTGAGTCGACTGAAACACGACTCCAGTACCCGCGCTCCGAATGATGCAGTCGCTAAAGGTGACGCCTTCTATGTTCTTTTGCGTTTCGGCTGGACGCCCAGTGCCACCGCTGTCCGTCCAATCAAACTCCAAGCCTTTGACAGCAGTGAACGGGTCGTTGACCCCGACGCACGCACTGCTCAGAGATAGGTTGCCAAATTGGATCCGCACCCCTTGGCCCGGTACGCCGCCGTGCTCACTCCCCGCAGCAGCCTTGTAGGTCACGTTCCTCGTCGCGTCCGTCGTTAGCGAGCTGTCGAACGTCACGCTCTCCGAGTACGTTGCCGCATCCGCCTCGAACACGAAAGCTCGGTTCGTGAACGTGATGTCCTCCGCAGGAAGCGAAGCCTCGGCTAGGGTGAACGTCGCGTAATCACGACCCACAGGACCGATCGTCTGCGTCGTCACCGTGGGCGCAACAAACCCATCGGCCTCAAATGCTCCGGGGTTACAGGTCGCCCCTGAGCGGGCCACGCCGTTGATGTCGGTCGTCGGGACATCGGAGTTGGTTCCTGGGCCGACTCCCTGCTGCCACACGTCGTTGCCTGTGACGTTCGCGAGCGAGCCGTTGCTGCCCATGTAGACCGCGTAGTCGCCTGAGCCGAGGGGCGTGGAGAAGCTCGTTGTAGGCGTGTACTGCGCTCCGATCCCGCCGCCGATGTTGGCGAAATGGAAGGAGGAATTTGAGCCTGCCGCGTTCCCGATGTTGTTTGTCGAGCCAGAGATATCGACGCCGCCGCCCGTGATGTTTGCGTCGTTGCTCGTATTCTGGGCGAGGTTCGCGCAGTTGATGATCTTGAACGAGGCGTCCGGCATACCGCCAGTCAGCGCCCAGTTCCACACTTGGTTAGGCGAGGAGCCGCCAAGGTGCGTACAGTTGACGACGAGGCAGTGAGCCCCCGTCGTGTGCCCGGTGCCTGAGATGAACTGACTGACGGCGACGATTGACTTCGTGACGAGGTTGCGGAGCGTGATAGGTTCCGAACTTGTGCCCAGCGCATGGCCTGTCGCGAACTTCTCGCAAGAGACGGCGCTCACGCTCGCTGTGATCGTCGCGTTCTCGATGACGGTGCCAGCCTGCGCTGCGCCATATCCCGAGTTGGCGCGAACCTGCGTGGCTGCGCTGCCTGAACTTGCGAGTACGTCGATACCGCTCCAGCGCGTGTAGGGGTCGAAGAACGCGACGCCTGTTCCCGTGCCTGTGTACTCGTAGACAGGCCGACCGCTTGCCGCCGTGTAGGAGACGTTGCGCGTAGCGTCTACGGTCAGCGCGGTGTTGGCGATGTTCAGCGTGGATGCAGTCGTGAACGTCGTGTCGTCGGCCTCGAACACGATCGCCTCGTCGTTAGCGACGAGGTCCGCCGAGGTCCCGATGTTCGACGTATCTGCCTCGGCCAAGGCAAACGTAGTGTAGTCACGGCCAGTCGGGCCGATTGTCTTGATGATGACCGTGACCACGGATCACGCCTCCTTGTCGATCGTGATCGCCTGAATCTCGGCCCAGGTCTTTTCGATCCCAGCGTCGTGCGCCTCGTCCTCAGGCACCCACGTCTCGAACTCCGAGCCCGTGAGCGTCACCTGATACCGACGCTTGCCGAGCTGCTCCGGCGGGTCCTGAGTGTCGTCCTCCCACGGCTGCATGAGCGCGAGCACGTCGGGGTCGTCGGCTTCCTTGTCGGTGCAGTAGCAGAACAGGAACCCACTCTCGGTCGGCGTGACTGCCGACCCAGGGTTCTGGTGGCCGTCAAGGATCTGAACGACATCGTTGTCGTCGTAGGTCAAGCCGCCGCTGGGCTTCGCGGTGATGATGAGGGCGTGAGACATAAATCAGGGTGCGGGCGAGGGAGGCCCGGCTTCGGTGTAGTCGAGTAGTTTAAGGGCGTTCAAGGTCGTCGGCATCGTGCCCAGCTGAGGGCCTGTGGACTCGTCAGTCTCTCTGTAACGAACGGCTTCCCAGTTGCCGTCTTGCCCGAAGGTGACGTAGAAGTAGTTCTCAGGCACGTCGTAGTATCCTACCCCGTCTTGAACTTCCGGGGGGTCCTGAGTTTCCCAAGTTGCGTCGTAGTCGTCGCCGCTTGACTTCACAAGAACCTGCCCCGGCAATCCACCCGAGGGCATTTCACCTTCAGTGGCGGTTCTTGCATCAACCTCAGTCATTGCAGGCGCGGCGGCAGCGTTTCCTAGCGAAGTGGACGAAGCAGGAACCACTTTGAACTGCCTCCCTGCCGACACAGGCAAGCTAGTTCTTACAGGAGGCACCTGACCGTCCCGGTAGACGTACACAAAGTCTCCGTCCGACAGAGTCACCGGGGTCGGCCTCAAACAACCCTCGACTCGATACACCCCGCCACCCAGATCGACGATGCTTCGGAACGTGAACATCTCTCCCCGACTGGTGGCCCCTCGCATGACTGAGCTGCTCGCGTTTGATGCGTCGGCTCGCGGCACCGCGTCGGTGAACATGGGCACTGGCGTGTAGAACGTGATGTTGGTCACATCGGTAGATGTCCAGTAGCCGCCGCCTACTCCAGGCACGCTCCCCACGGTCCAGTACGAAACCCCGTCTTCCGACGCGAGCACAACGCCCTGGGTGGCTCGCTTGTCTGTTGGCAGGCGAAGCACCACAATCCCTTCGTTCGTGTTGAACGTGCCCGAGGACAAGTCTGACGTGATAGGTGCTGGGAAATAGCTAGGCCCGCCTACGTCGAAAGTGATGGGATCTTCGTCCAGCAGGAACGACTCAGGGTAGGCAGTGACATCCACCTCTCTGGATTTTGGCTGGACGTTGACCGACAAGATGCGGTGGGCCAGGCTGTCATTGGTGATGGCTGAAACGTCGATCACGTCATTGGACCGAAGCGTCATCGCGTCCCGCATCAGCTTGAACTTCGTGATCGAGGTCTTGGACTGTTCCTCAGACGCTCGACGTGAAGCGATCAGCTGTCCAGCAATAACGTCCCTCGGGGTTCTGAGGTCGTCTCTCTCGACCCCGGAGCGTTCAGCGACCTGTACGTTGCCGTGTTCGTCAGCCTCGATGCTGCGCGTCTGGTACTCCTCGGACGCAGACTTGTAAGTGAAGACGATGGTCTTGGTCGGGTCTGACTCCAGCTTGCGGGTCCTGGCAGGCACCGTTTTCGTCATCAACTCCTGAGGAACCGAAGTCACAGGAGCTGCGGGCCTTCTCAGCCCAAAGACGTATTTGCCTTGCACAAGGTCCCACGTCACATCAATGCCAACCTCCAGCATCAGTGCCGACAGACGCTCTTTGACAGTCGCGTAGTCTTCGACGATCAGGTGGCACCGGATCCCCTCGGTGTCGAGCGTCGTAGCAATGGCCTGAAGTGAGGTCAGATCCCAGCAGCTTGGGTCCAACCCCAGCCCGTGCGGATCCGTGTCGAACATCAGCTGGTAGAGGATATGCGCGGCGTTCGCGCCAGCGTCCCCATCGGCGTCCACGACGTAAGGACAAACCTCACCGACAAAGTTAACTCTTCCGGTTAGGTCGAAGTCGGTTTCTACCACCGTCGTGCCTTGAATGCTCAAGTACGGAGCGAACCGGAGCGCGGGCTGAAACTGCCCCCCTGCGGAAGGAGCGTCCGGCTTTCGAAGCCACATCTCCCCATACAGCCCGCCTTGAACGCTAGCAAACGTCACATCAACCTGGATCTGGTCGGTGGCGTCAATGGTGTTTACGGAGCTGCTCGCACCTGTGGCGAGCCCAAACCTAAGGAAGCACCAACGGGGCCCTAGGTTGAGGAAGTCCGTGACCGTGACATCTCCCTGAATGGTTCCCAGCGTCGGCTGTCCTTGATTTCCACCCGGCCAGTCGATTTGAACTGACCCCGACTCAAGAGATGAAGAGGTTGCGTCCGACCTAAGGGCCACCGTCGCGGTGTGGTCCTCGACGATGATCAAACTCGACACATGGAAGTAGCCTTCAAACCACGAGAAACCGTCTCCGAAGTCTTCCTCGGTAGACCCGCCGGGGGGCAAGTAGCCCGACGCCCCAGGTGCCAAATCTCGGGTCAGCTTCAGAGTCTTGGCAGCAAACGTCCCCTGAGACGTGTACCGGACTCCGTGATAGTTGGTAGGGTCAACCCCAGGAGGGCCTGAGGTCAGAGGAGCTGCCTTAGACTCGGTGCCTTGGGTCGCGGTTTCGGCCCAGTACGTCAGCGCATCGGTCTCCAGGGCTCGATCTTGGTATACCGTATCGGGTGCAGTGAACACGCTGGTGGCGTCGTAGGTCGCCCCGTATGACCTCCCATAAGCGATCGGCAGCTCCGTGCCGCCCACACTACCGGGCTCGTACTTCAGAGCCAAGTAAGCGCCTGCGGCAAGCTCCGTAGAGGCGTCTCCAATGATCCGAATCGAGTTGTTCGGCAGGTTAGGGCTGCTTACATAGTAAAACAGCACGTCGAAGCAGTTCGCTTCGTCGATCTTCCTGGCGTTACGGAACCAAGGGTCTGAGGTGCCTCCCAGGTTTGTTCCGCTCACCGACACGACATCTTCGTAGCTGTCGGTTCCGTCCGCGCCGTAGCGGTTGTTGTCGTTGTACGGACGAGACTCAATATCGACCTGGAAGTTGCCCAGTGTGCCCGCGCCGCCCAGGCGCAACGAAGGCCAGTACAGGTAGCACACAAAGGGGAGCCGGGTCTGCGTAGGAAACCCGCCGCCGACTGGCCCGAATGCGTCCGTCTCAACGGGCTGGTCCTCTTCGCCCCAATAGATCCTGAACGGCCCTGGCGACTCGGGGTCACTGGCCGTCCTCCCCGTAGAGAACTGAGTGCCTGAAGGAGCCTCGTGAGCCCGCACTCCGTTGGGGTATTCGCTGGCCCCGCCAGAAGTAGGCATTGGCCAGATGCGTTCGCCGTTGTACTTGATCTCAAGCAAGCGGTGCGCCGGGCCGACACACACGCCCATCAAGTACGAAGCGTAAAAGACTTCGTTCGTGAGGCCCCCGCCCCCGGCTCCAACCCCTTTGCCGCCTGCGGTAGACTGTGACTCTAGACGAACCTCGCGGTTCCATTCAGAGAGCACTAGCGGCGCTAGCAGGTCTCGCCCGACCAACAGAGGCAGTTGATCCCCCCGCGTAGCCTTGGTGGAGCGAAACTCAGGAGTCTCGGCCTTAGGGGAGTCAGGCTTGAAGATGCTTCGCAGCACCTGACCGACCAAGAAACCAGCCGCCACCTTGGACGCAAACGTGATGATCGTGACGGGATCAGCCATTACCAGTTCTCCTTGCCGGGAAGGCGATAGTGCGAGTGAAACTCAAGCCCCGACAAACCAAAGCTCGTCATGGCAACGCCGTCCGATGTCGCGTGGTAGAAGCGAGGCCAGGGACCAGACAGTATGACGTGGGTCGGACCAGCACCGGGATAGGCGCAGATGATTACGTCCCCTGGCTCCAGCGTGCTGTCGGTCACCTTCTGCACGTCCCACAACCTAGCCATCTTGCGAAGGAAGCTGCGCGAGATTTCGGGTTGATGCAACGCCGCGTCCTCGGGCAGAAGCTCCAGCACAGTCTCGGTGCCGTACAGCTGATCAAGAACGCCCAGGACGAAAGACCTACAATCACAACCTACTCCAGGCTGCTGGTGCCCAGGGCGGTACGGAGTCCCTACCCAAGGCGCGATGGCCGCTTTCAGGGACGCCTCGGCGTCGGGACTGATGGCTTTCCTGGTGAACTGCATCACTGAGCCACGGGCTTCGCGAAGACGGGGTGGTGGTCAGGAATTTCGACCCCGATGCCTCTGAAGTTCTCGGTCTGCCCGAACGAAGTGCAGTTCTGGAGGCCCTTGTTACACCCTGGAGCCACCTGAACAGGAAAGGACCCGGCCTCTTCCCAGTAGGTTGGCACAGCTTGGTTCAGGACGAAGTCGTTGCCCTCACGCCAGTACTTGATGTGAACCCGATGTCCTCCGAAGTCAACGTAACCGTCCTGCCAATGCCCAGGGGGCTTATTGGGGAGCCCCGTGATGGTGATCTCATTGCCTGAAGCCGAGCTTGCCGTCCCGGTCTCCAGCGCATTAGTCAGGTTGAACTTGCAAACCTTGCCTGAGGCGAAATCGTTGCGGCACTTCTCAAGGGCGAGGCTGTCCAAGGCTTTCTCGGTGCGCTGCTTCGGGTTGAGGCAAGTGAGCTTGAACACGCCCTCGGCCCCGTCTGTATTGACCTCGACCGTCAGCAGTTTGCCACAAAACAAGTACGCCCATTCGGTGGCTTCGAGCGTGATGCTCTGATCTTCGATGATGTACTCCACCACCTCGACGGTCACTGTCGGGTGCGAGCGGCCTGAGACCATGTTCAGAAACGGCTGGATGTTGGCCGAAACTGAGCTGAGGGTGATGATGGCGTCATCTTCCTCCAACGAGCCGTTGCGCTCAGGCAGTTCAACCTGAAGCGTCGGCTCAGGCGAAAACGTCAAGGTGTCTCCTTGAGCGTCCTGCACGTTGAAGTTGTTGTGCGTGTCGGCCAGCCGCAGCGGCGACTCCAGCCCGCCCGAAGGGTTGTAGTTGGCGTAGCTAAACGTGACCGTCAATACGCTGATCTGTGACTCGCTCTGTAGGCTCATGTCAGTTCCTCGGGGACCTTGTCCTCACACTCGACGATGGTGAAGGAGACCTCGCAAATATCGCGGGTGATCCACTTCTCCTCCAACGCACCTGAGAACCTACCAGCAAAAGCACGGTGCAGGCAAGGAGTCAAGTTGGTGCCGGGAATCTGAAACACGGTGTTGTGCATGTCCAGGTTCCAAGCAGTCACCCGCCCCGCCCCTCCGACCACAGGACTGCCCGCAGAGATCTCGTTGACGTACCAGTCCCCGTCGTACTGAAAAGCTGTCGCGGTGGTCGTGTTCAGGAAGTCTTGAAGGTTGCCCCCGATCGGTACGACCAACCTAGTGCTGCTAGCCCGCTGTGCTTTCTCGTAGATGACCGTAGGGCTGACAACCCACATGGGCCTAGCGCCGCCCTGGGTAGAGTCGAACGCCTGAAGGATCGAGTACCACTCCTGTCGGGTCACTGTCAGCGACGTGACCTCCATCGACCAACGGGGACGGAACCCCGACATTCTCGTCAAACTGCCCGCACCAGAGTTGCCTGGGCGGACGTAGCTGACTTTAAGCGCCTCTGCCCAGTTGTGGTCTACGGGGAACACTAGGCGGGCCGCGCCGCTCTGTCCTGTGAACGTGCTGTAGCCAGAAGGGGTCGTCCCGGCAGGCTGCGAAGAGGGCATTACGTTGATGCCGGGGTACTCTTCGCCTGAGATTTCCGCTTCGATCACCTTGGCCGTGGTGTACGACGAAGGCACTTCGAGCAACGGCAAACAATCCATCACCGGAACTACCCGCCAACCTAGGGCCAGGGGCGGGTCTACGTCAGTTTGAAACCCTTGCGGGTCGGGCGTCAGCACTAGGCGGTTTGGGTCGCCAGCGGTCATGCTGCCCGGCTGAATTACCGCGTACAGGGCAGGTAGCTCAGTCGTGCCGTTGAGGCGAAGCAGCGGCGTGTTGTACGGAGGCACCAGGAACACTCCCTGTCCTTCAAAGAACCTGCGGGTGTCCAGATCCTCAACGACGATGTACGTCGCTGTCATGTTGACGATTTCAGTCGAGTCACAGTCCAGAGGCAGCTTCCACGACTTGCCCAGACCAAAGCCAAAGAAGTCGTAGGCGTTCGCCAGAGTAGCGGAGATGTCAGGGCTCGTCCGAGCCAAGAACTGCTCAAGGAAGCCTGCCTTGATCTCGTCCGAGATAGCTGAGAAGCTGGCTGCCCGAAGAGGGCGCACGTCCAAGGCTGTGTACTGCTCGCGGTTGCCGAACGTGCTGGCCAGCGTCTCCACTTCATACGAGGTTGAGACCCGGAATTCGTCTTTCCAATTGTGGTGGGCGTAGGCGGGCCTTCCCAACTCAAGCGGCTGAGACTCCATTGTCCGCGTGAAAGCAGACACCGTAGATGTCAGGCTTCGGAACGGCATTAGCGCATAGGACGCTTGTTGAGCATCCGCAGGGCCTGCTGGTTAGTCCGCTTGTTGATCCCTGCCACGAATTGCGGGTTGTCGTGAATGCGCCTCATGCTGCGCTCGTCCGTGACCAGCACCGGGAGAACTGCGGTGCCCTGGTTGGAGCTTGCCAGTTGGTCTGCCGTGCGAAGAGTGCCCGAGGCAGGACCGCCCGTTGCAAAGCCCTTGGGAGCGTTCCTGAGCGACCCGAAGTTCGGCAGGCCGTGGACCCCGCGCCGGAGCTTCTCAAGCGCGTAGAAGAGCCCAGGAGCACGCCGCTCCATCTCGGGTGTGGCGACGTACTCGCCGGGCCGCAGGAACGCCGGGATCGTGTCCCTGGGGTCGCCGTTGTGAGGCGCTGAAGGGAGCGCCAGGGTACTGGAAACTGCACCCGGCCCCGTATGCGCTCCTGCCGTTATCGGTCCCCCAAGTGCATTGGCGGCAGCACCCGTCAGGACCCCGGCCCGACTAGGAGTTGCCGACACACCCAGCCCAGAAAACGCTGCCTGGGCCTGTTGAGCGTACAACGCGGTTGTCAGACTAACGAGTGCAGCCGTGTTCGTCTCCAACGCGATGTTGTTGAAGAGCTGAAGACCGAACAGCTCCGAGAGGCCGTTCAGCAGGGGCTGGAACAGGAACTTGTCGATCACCGCGTTGACGAACTGGTTCGCGAGGTCTTGGCCCAGACGTCGGGCGAGCAGCCCGAAGTCCACGTCTTCACCAGTGAATGCTGCCTGAAGCGCCGTCGTAGCGGCGTTCTTGACCCCGGCTTGCAGCGTCTGGAACGTGCCCGTGAACAGGGTCTGGGAGATCGCCTCGGTAGTCAGTTGGCTACTGAGCGTGTCAATCGCGCCCGCGCCGCCCCGGCCCACGTTGCTCAACGACAGGAGCTTCCGTGTGCGCTCTAGCTGCTTGTCGATTTCCTCGTTCTGGAGCTTCAGGATCTCGGCAGAGTCGAGATCTACCTCGTTGCGCTGTTTCGCCAGCCTCACGAACTCTTTGAACGCCGCGTTCTCCTGAGGGTAGCGTTGGCCAAGTTTCGCCAGCAGTAGTTCCGCAGCAGCCACTCCCTCGTTGCGGGCCTCGACCCGCTTCAAGATCTGCTCGCGCTCGATCAGGTTCTCTCGAATTTGAGAGCCCCCTTCAATGACCTGACGAAGCTGATCCCCCAATGGACCGAACACGGGCACCTGACGCAGACGCTCCGCAGTTTGAAGGTCGGGGCGTTGCTGCACGTCGGCTTGAGCGTTCAAAATCTCAAGCTGCTTGGTGACTAGCTCCAGGCGGTCCTTCTCTCCCTGTTTCAGGTCCGCGTCGATCAGCTTACGCTGCGCCTTCAGTAGCAGCAATCTGCTACTGAAGGCGCTCTGAGTTTTGATCGCCTCGTTGATCTCTTTCTGCGTGCGAAGGAGTGCTTCGTTCTTCTTTTCTGTCTCGACCAGGGCCTCGTTCAGGGATTTGATCACATCCTCTGTGCCCGTGCCCAGAGCGCCTGCCTGAGCAGCCGCCAACTCTCCCTGAAAACCACGGTTGAACTCCCTGAGAGATTTGGCGAAGTCCTCGGCAGTCAGCAGCTTGGAGACTGCTCCGGCGGAAATGCCCTCTCCGATATCTTCCCCGAGCCCAAACAGTTTATTGCTGAGAGAGCGAACCCCTGACGAGATCGCCTCAAAGAGATCGTCAGAGAACCCGTCCAGCCCGACGCCGCCCTCTGGCGTAAGCCCCTCCAAGTCTTCTTTGAACGGACTGACACTGATGAACCTATTTATCTCAGTTTCCAGGTTGCTGATTTGGTCAATGCGCTCCTGAATGCGTTTGTCAATGCGCTCGGATTCAGCTAGGGACGCGCCACGCGCTTTTCTCTTTTGATCCTCGTAGATCCTCAGCACGCGCTGCGCGTTGCGTAGTTCTTTGACTTGGTCTTGGACAAGCTTGGCTTCAGCGGCAAAATTCCCCGCAGCCCCGAACTCGCCGGAGAAGAAACGCTTGGCGATCCCGATAGTGACCTTGAGTCCGTTAGCTGCTGCTTCAAGATTTGCGTTCAGCCCAGGCAACGATGCAGCGAACTTTTCAACTGCAACGATCCCTGCCAAGATCAGTAGCGGAGTCGCCAGGAACGCGGAGTTGACCGCAAGTGCTGCCGCCTTGAGCCCGGCCAAACTGAAAGTCAGCGACCTAGTCGCAGTGACCAGTTTTCCAATGCCCGCAGTGATCTGCTTCGGGGTCAGGAAGATCAGCAACTTGAGAGCTGCCGATGCCGACAAGCTGGCCGTTGCAATCGCGGCAAACGAACTTAGTGCCCTACCTAGCGCACTCCCTGAAAGCTCTTGAACAGCTTCAAGAAGACCAAGTGCGACACTGAACAGGATGTTAAACACCTGCACGAGCGGGGCGAACGCGGTAGCTACCAGTGCCGCAGACTCGCCAAGCTCGAAAAAGCCCTTTGCCAGAAGCCCGATCAGCTCCCCGAATGGCTGACCGTCCCTGCCCAGGATTTCAGTGATCTCGTCGAACGGCTCGACCAAGAACTGGATAAACGTAGCCAGTTCGCGTTGAGCTTCGTCGTTTGAAAGAGCGTCCCTAACCTCAGAGCCAACCCGTCCCAAGGTGTCTCTCAGTTGTTCGGTGCCCGCTGCACCTGCCAACCGGAACGCATCCTCAAGGTCGGAAGCAATGACCGGGAGCGTGTTACGCAGAGCCTCAGAAGCCTCAGCAATACCCGAGAACTTCTCCTGAATAAACTCGAACAGCCTGCCCGCTTCTTTTGCCTTGCGGATGTCCGGGTTCGTAATTCCGAGCGCCGTGGCAATTCGCGTGTCTCGCGGGCGAACGGTGCCCTGAAGCACCGAGCGGATCTCTTCAGCAAGCTGGGTCTGCGGCACCCCGAGAAGCGTGGCACCCTGCGAGAAGAGCAACGCCACCTCGCGGAATTGACTGAGGTCCAAGCCGTTGCCTAGGGCCTGACTGACGTTCTGCTGGTAGATCGTCAGCAGCTGTTCAAACGTCGCGGTTGTGCCCAGGGCCTGCTTGCGGATCTCAGTAATCTCGACCCTGGAAATCTTCAGGGCCTCTGCGTACTTCTCAGCCCCTTGGAGCAGGTTGCCTTGACTGTCAACGATGTCCGAAGCACCTGCCACAAGACCCGCTACTGAAAGTCTCGCAGTCTCAAGCTCATTGCCGAACTCCACAGCGTTCTTGAGCCCGAACTTAACGGCGTCAATGCTTCGCGTAATGCCTCGGTACACTACGAGACCAACGACCACGCCTCGGACGGTGCCCTTCAGGCGATTGAAGAACTCGTTCTGCTTCTTGACCTCCTTGTTGCTGCTCCTGACTACGCGAGCAAGGTCTGCCTGTGCCGAGTTGAATTCGGTCTGAAGTGCAAGACGACCTACCGGAGAGAGCTTCTCGCCCGGCTGCGCCAATCGGTCAGCGGCCAACGACCTCTCCACCTTCGCAAGACGCAGGTTTGCCTTCCGAAGAGCTTGCTCCTCTTGAAGCCTCAGCAACGTCCCTTTCTCGGAAGCGAGCTTGGACTTCTCGCTGGCCAGCCTTTCGTCGGCCTTGGCGACAATCTGAGCTTCAGCCGCACGAAGGGTCTGCGTGGCCTTGAGCTGTCGCGTCTTGGTTCTTTCTATGTCGGCTTCTTGCCGTTGCAGTTCCGCGAGAATGATTGCTCGCTTCTGCTCAAGTTTGACCCTTTCTTGAGTCAGTTGCTTGATCGAGGATTCGCTTGCCTTAAACGCCCGCTCGACAATAGGGACCTTTGTCGCAAACCTTCCCTCCTTGTCTCTTCCCGTGACCGCGCCGGACTCTTTTCTCCTCCGGTTCAGTTCTGCCTGAAGCCTCGACTCGCGCTTAACCTCCGTGATTCGCGCGTTTGTTTCTTTCAGCAGCTGCTTGTTCTGCTGGCGACTCAGCTTGAGTCCTTCGACGTAGGTCTTGCCGCCCTCGTTTTGTGCCTTGCGAAGGCTGACGTTTGAGGTTGCTGTCTTCCTGATCGCCTCGTTGAGCTTGTTCTCTTCCGCGACCAACAGGCGAAGGTCTGCACGAACTTTCTTGAGCCGAGACAGCTCGTCCTTCTCAACCAGGGTCAGGGAGCCCTTTTTGAACCTCCCCTTGGCGTCTCGAACGGCGGTTTCAAGCTGTTTGATCTCACGCTGAACACGGTCGAACTCGTTCTCATTAGCGAACTCGGCGCTGATGATTAGCTTCAGTTCTTCTTGTTCGGCCATGAGTCAGCGTGAGTTCTTCTGGAACTCCTTGAGGCGTTTCTTGATGTCCTTGCCGCTTCCCTGTGCGCCAAGGGCCGTGTTGGAAAGGTGGAGTGCCTGTTCAGACATTTCCGCCTTGGACTCAAGAGCAGCCAGCTCAAGAAGCTGGCTGACTCCCAAGGTGGTCAGGTAGCTGGGATCGCTTCCTCTGCGGGCGAGGTAGGCAACACAGTCAGCGACGGTGCGCCAGGACTGGTCGTTTCGCTCATCGACTGTTTGAGGGTCTCGGCCAGATCTCCGAGCGCGGCGTCGTCCAGCTTCACGTTCAGCATCTGACGCACCGCCCCCGAAAAAGGGCCGAAGACTCCTGCGTTGGCCTTCAAGGCCCCGAGCAGGCACTCGACGAACACACCAGCCCCGCAGTCTTCGAGCATCGTCTTGCCTGTAACGCCGTCGAGGCGCAGAGAGTCCGCGATGAACTCTGACAGCAGCTGCTGGTTGGTCTGACCCATCAGAGCCTCACCGAGTTGGTGGATCGCTTCGGTGCGCTTCTCTTCGTGGTGCCGCGCCAGCTCCGGCGAGACCGAAAGGTGGGTCTCGTCTTTGCTGACTTGCTCGTCTCCCGTCTGGTTGTAGGAGGTCTGGGATCCTGCGTCATCGCGGGGGTTCCGCATGAGCTGCATGATCGCGTCGGTGGAAAGGGTGGCTACGTTGCGGAGCTTCGAGAACATCCCCACGGAAACTTCGTGGAAGACCACTTCTCGCCCGTTCACCTCATGAATTTCGGTGCGGGGCTCCATCCAAGTTTGATTACTCATGGCTACAGCATACTAATGGAATAGGGGGCCAGGGTGAAAAACCCTGGCCCCCACCCTTTCCTCCTCGGGCTCTCGCCCCAGGTGGCTCAGGAGTCCTTCACGTCGTACTTGTGGAAGAACCCTTGAAGGCCAGCACTGCCATCCATCCACGCAGGCTGCTCAACCGATCCCTCCAGGGAGGCCGTGGAGAAGTCCGTGCCGTCAGAGATGAGGTCCACTTCGCCCGAGGGAATGAGGCGCGTCTTGAAGACCTCGACCACGGCGCGGTAGCCCGAGCGGTTGGAGTCCTGCTGCTCGAAGCGGATCGCGATGGCACGACTGGCCTTGGCCAGACCTTGAACGACGGGACGCTTCTGCGGTGCGGAATCGTTGGTGTCGTTGTAGGTCAGCTTCATGCAGACGTTCGGATCGGTGTTGTTGCTAGCAGCACCTGCGATGGTCGCGTAGCTGCCCGAAACAGCCGAGTCCAACAGAGGGCTCCCTTGCGGGATGAAGATCGTCCCCTGGGCCGCGTTGACGCTGAACGCGCCGCTAGCGGCGTTGTATGCGGTTCCGCCGCCGGACGCATCGTTCTCAGTGCCCGTAGCCAGCTCGATCTCAATCGTACTGGCGTCCACCTGGAACAGGTGATGCGTCGGCTTCCAGGTCGGCAGGACAAAGGCAGGATTGCTTCCCGCTCCATCCGGGTCAATGGTCTGAGTCGTCCCTGAAGGCAAGTACGGCACACCAGCGTAGACCTTTCCCGGCCCATCGGACCACAGCTTGTAGGTCCGGCCAGCAACGGTCGGGTCTTCAGGGGGTTCCGCGTAACCAATGTTCGGCAGGAAGATCGCGCCGATCGCCGCTGAGCCAGCGTCAGGGGAATCCTGAGAGATCGCCTCGGCGGCGTAGATCAGCTCAAGGTTGGCGGTGTCGAGGATGTGGTCGAACGTCATCGAGAGGTCGATGTTCGTCTCGACGGCGACTCGCGCGTCACGCACACGCTGCTCACCGCACGACGTGTAGTGCTCGGCCTCGGTGGTGTCGAACGAAAGCTGCGCGGAGCTAACGTCACCGACATCGCGCCAGGGGCCGGGGTTATCGGCGTCGTCCAGAAGCGCGATCTTGACACACGCCCTGGGGATGGACAGGTTGCTGGAGTTCGGGGTTCCCGAGTTGTTAAACGGCATGGGTGTTACCTGACGAGTGTCTCGAAGGTGAGGATCAGGATCGTGCCCTTCTCAGGGTCGATCTTGGGTCGGTAAGGAGACTCAACGTCAAGCAGACGAAGCCAAGCGCCGTTCGCTTGAAGACCTTCATGTGCCAACTTCTCGATGAGTCTGTCAGTGATGACTTGTCGGTCCCACTCTACCGTGACTTTCCAGCGCCAACGACGCCGTTCCGAGACGGAGGAGCAAGACCTGCCCGGCTGGAACTCTTGCACCAGCGGGTGTGCGTACACGCTACGAGGAGTGTCGTAGTTCGTGGTCTGGTTCAGGATCAGCGACCCGTCAGTGTCGCGAGTCACAGACAACCTGGGGACCGCCAGAGACCGGACGTAGTCGTCGATCTCGTTTTGAAGGGCGATCTCCCTACTAGTCTCAGTGATCTCTACGACAGGCGATGCCATAGACGGTGCTGGGTGTAGGAGGAAACGGGACCATAGTGCGTGGTCGAGTTGGTCAGGTGACCATCACGCGAGGTCAGCAGAGGCGCTTCTTTGTCGGGGCCAAGCATGACTGCTCCGACCCCGCTGATCTTGCTCGCAGAAGAAAGCTCATCCACCTTCTGGGCCGCACGCATATCCGACAACAGGCGGCGAGAGATGTCATTGGCCTGGGCCTCAAGCTCCATAACGAGCTTGGCACGCTCCTGCGGATTGGACAGACGGAACGGAGCTTCGCGCTGGTAGGTGTCCAGCATCGACCCCGAGTCATCCATGAACGCAGAAGGCAAATCAGGCAGCAGGAAACGCTTCGTGAGCACAACCTCAAGCTGCTGCGCTTCGACCTTCTGGACTTCTTCCCGAGTGGTCGGGCTGTCCGTTGAAGGCAAGGCTGCGAGCGTCGCTACAGCCCCGTCGCCCAGGACCCGGATCATTAGCGTCCGAGCCCTGAGCATGGCGTCGTTGAGGATGTCGTCAGCGGCGTCGGTGTCGATCAAGCCTCCGAGACGGAGAGATGCCTTGAGCGTAGCCTTGTCGGCCACAAACAGGGGTGTCGCGGAAGCTGCCATCGAGATCAGGTTGCGGGAGTGATGTCGCCGCCAAGCGTGTGCTCGGCCTGCGAGGAGGAGCCTTTGCCACGGTCAGACTGAAGGATGTCTTCAAGCTGGCTGCGGCCCATGTTGCTCAGGTGTTCCTCGGACATGCCGGGGATCGCCTGCTTGACGGTTTCACGAAGCTCGTGATCCGACTTCTGGTCAAGGTAACGCTGGTCGTATCCCAGCGCAGTGCTTGAGTCGTTGATGAACAGAGCGTCGTCATCAACGCGCTCGGCCTTGGTCGACGTCCCGATAGCAGCGGCGTTGCCGATTGCTTGGGGCGCGGTCATCACCTTGTTCTTCTGAACATCCACGACCGTCTCGACTGTGCTGGGCACCAGAGTGCCAAGTTTGATCAGACGTTGGATCTCAGCAGGCTCGGTGATACCTACTGAGTGAAGCTGTTCCTGGTTGCGGATGACTTGATTGTGGGTGAGCAGAACCTTGCCTTGGGCAAGAACGGTGCCTTTGACCACATAGAAGACTTCGTTGGACATGAGAGAGAGGGGGAAAGGGGTGTGGGAACGAGGGGCAGTGCTTGAAAGCACCACCCCTCGCGTAGCAATCACAGGCAGATGAGCTTCGCGCAGAAGTCAGGCCGGAACGGAGCGACCAGCGGGCGCGTCTGAACCATCATCTGCATCTCGGAGGGGTAGTCCACGGACCACGACTTCGAGTACAGCTCGGTGTTGATGGCGCGACCGGGGGCCTCCTTCATGTCGTACACCGGGGCGTAGAACTGACGGATGTCAGCACCCTGCCCGACGTGCATGAAATAGATCGAGTTGGCGTCCACGAGCGGGACCGAAGAGCCACCGAAAAGGGTGACCGAGCGGTTGTACTCCCAGAAGTCGATGCCGTTGATCCGACCAATCGGGGTCACCGCGCCCTGCTGGGCGTAGGGAGCCGTCACGTCGATGTACGAGGTCTGACGGAACTCGTCCAGGTTGCGGTTGTCGAGCCGCGCGTTGAACTTCTGCGGCAGGTCCTTGCGGATCGCAGCAGCAGCTTCAGGACTACAGATCGCCGTGTTGACGCTCAAGTACTCCTTATCAGCGACAAGCTGCTTGATCGTCTGGATGTCCTCGATGGGCTCGGCGGTCGTCTCGTCCCACTGAGCACCACCCGTCAGCGTGACCGTGAGGTCCGCACTGCGACCGAAGTCGTAGCTGAAGGCGTCGTAGTTGGAATCCGAGTACGTCACCGTGCCGTCCGACAGCATCCGGCTGACCCACCACTCAAGGGTGTTCTCGATGCGACGAACCATGTCCCGCTGGTAGCGGTCCACGCGCGCGGCAAGGCCGTTCGACTGAGTCGTGGCGGCGCTACCGTTGACGAAGATCTGGTCACCGATCGAACGGTCCTGCGCGATGTCGCCCGAGTGGATCGACTTCCGCATGGCGATGTTCGGGATGTCCATCGCAGTCATCGAGCGCGTGCGATCACCAACGAAGACCGCAGCGGCCTCAGTCGGGATGAACGGAGCGCCTTCGCGCCCGAGCTGCTCACGACCGAACTCGATGCTGTCCGTACCGGGGAAGACCGGAGAGACAGGGTCAACGAGAAGGCCCTTGAGAAGGCCCGCAGGCTCTTCGATGTTGAGGACGTTGGCGGTGAGGTATGCCGTCTTGAGCACGTCAATGCTCCGCATACCCTGCATGTCAAAAGAGGGCATCAGGCAGCTCCTTCAAGGTTGAGGATGAAGAACCCCTTCGCTCGCATGCCCGTCTTGAGGGCAGCGTCGAGGTTGGACTGGCTTTCACCAGCAGGGAGGACGACTTGGTCGGCGGGCACTTTGCCCCCGAGGATGACGACGCCGATGGTTTCACCAGCGGCGAGAGTCTTGACGAGTCCGGTCTCGTGGAGACTGAGCCCAGTCTGGCCCCCAGCAAAGGCGTCAACGGACTGCCCGTTAGTCCACACGCGCCAACCAGGGGTGCCAGTGGCGTCGTAGACCAGGGGCGTCAGGAACGGGATCAGGTCGCCCTGGTTCGTGGAGCCCCCGGTCAGCGTGGAGTCGTCGATGCGCGTGTCCACGACCACGGTGCCCTTGTCGAAGGTTCCGCCGCCCGTCGTGACGAGCGCCGCGAAGACGCCCTGCTGCTGGTGAGTGATCTCAAGATCCTTGGCCGCGTAAAGCGTCCGGGTCTTGATCATGTTGCGTTCTTGAAGAGCCATGTTCTTCTACCTCAGCGGCGGGACCGCTTAAGAGCCTTCTCGTTCGCAGCTTCGTGACGGGGGGCAAGCTCCTTCAGGAGCGAGTTGAGTTCCGACTCGAAACCGACCTCTTCCGGTTGCTCGACAGTGCGCTCGCGAAGAGATTTGCGAGCGGAGCCCTTGGTGCCGTCTTGGCCGTGATCAGCCTTCAGCTTCTCCAGCTGCTCGATGTACGAATCGAGTTCGTCGAGGTCGAGGGAGGCGATGTCGCCGTCCTCAATCTCAAACTGCTTCTGAAGGCCACGGACAGCGGCATCGAAGCGGTGCTTGCGAAGGGCCTTGGCGTCGGACAGGTCGAGCTTCTTCTCGACCGCCTTTTCCACAGGCGCTTCCTCCTTGGTGAGCCCTTCCGCAAGTCGCTCAACGACCTCGGAAAGACCTTTGATGGCGTCCATGACGCCGTCTTCGGGGGTGGTATCGGTCATCTGAGTTTCCTCAGGGGCCTCCTTAGGCTCCGGGGTTGTCGTCGCTGACTTCAAGAGAGCCAGCTCAGAATCGGACGGCTCCTCCAAGGAGTAACCATCCGGGGGAGAGGTCAAACTCAGTTCAGCAAGATTGCCTTCCCGAGCCTGCTTTCGAAGCTCTTCGTCGAAGAGCTGTACGGTCATGGCCCACGACCCGTCGTGCGGGATTTCGCGGCCCAAGTGGTCTGTAGAGGGGAAGCGGTCGTCCTGGCCGTTCATGATGAACGACTCAACAACCGCCGCCTTGGCCTTGTCGAGGCTGTCCTCCTGGTGCATCAGGTCCAAAGACATACCCGAGCTTCCAAAGCTGTGGCACGCCTTCTTGATGCTGTCGCGGTCCATGTAGTGCCCGTGGGCGTCCACAACCATCGGGGCATAGACAATCCCGTAGAGCAGCCCCTCTTCAGGAGCAGACTTCATGATCGGAACCAGATTCAGTTCCTCTTCGCCTTCCTTACTTTTGAACAGGCCGGGCGTGAGGTTTGCCCCTTCGTCAACTAGAGCCACGCGAGTGACTTTGCTGACGACGATCTTCTTCGGTTTGACTGCCATGAGTAGACTGACTACGAGTAGGCTAACCAAAGATCAAGTGGCCTACTTACATTATGGAAGATCGCACATCTAGCAATAACCCTTTCGAAGACGGCACTGCCGCTTTTGGAGGTAGCTCAACTCCTTGGGTAGCTGGCGACTTGGTCTCTAGCAAAGAGCCTCTTCGCAAGACTCTCTACAAGGTTCGCGACCTTCCGGGGCAAGAAGCCAGCGGGCGCAAGACCCAAGAGTCTGGCAAGGTTCTGCATCCGTTCAACATGGAGCTTGCTGACTCCATGATCGAGGTCAGTCCGTACCACGGGTCGTGTCAAGCGACTCTGGTCAGCGCGACTGTCGGGTGCGGGCTGGGCGTCATCGACGAGGAAGCTACGGCGCAAGCCAAGGCCGGACTGGCCCAGAGCAGCACCGCCGACGCGGCAGGCAAGCTGCCCGTCATTGACCACGAGCGCACCGAGGAGCTGTACGACACGCTCGACTCGATGTGCGAGCACGACTTCGACCACCTGATGGCCCAGGTTGCGGGCAACTACTGGGGCGTGGGCAACGCCTACATGGAGTGTGGACGAGACTCTGACGATCAAGTGTCCTCGCTGTACTGGTTGCCTGCCCCGGACGTGTACCGCACGCACTACCTGGACAAGCGCCGGGACCGATTCTACTTCACGCTCTTCAACGGCTACAACGATGGTGAAGTGCTCTTTGCCCGCTGGCGCAAGATGCAGGAACTGCGAGCTGCCGACGAAGTCAGCCTTGAGCGCCAAGAGATCCTGAACGAGGTCGTGGACTTCACTCGACCCACCACGCGCTGGGAAGGCTACGGAGCGCCCCACTGGCTTGCTGCCGTGCCGTACATGGACGTGGACGTGCGTGCTCTTCAGCGCGTCAGTGACTACATGTTTAACGGGGGCATGCCGCAGAACATGCTGTTCCTGGGCGGCATGCCGATCAACGGAGAGCAGCTGCTGAAGATGCGCGAGGTGATGTCCGGCGCATCTGGCTCGCGCCAAGGTCAGAGTGCGTTGTTCACCATGCCCAGCTCTTCCAAGGACCGTGCTTGGGTCGAGCACATCAAGGTGGGCGACTCCGTTGAGGG